CTAATAAAATTCTATATCTAATACTTCTGTAACTCCGTCTTTTTTATCAATTTTGATACTCTCTATGAACATATTTATAAATTGTTTTTTCTCATCAGATGATAAATGTGACCAATTGCTTTTAATATTATTTATAATTTCTTTTATAACATCATCATCTATATCTTCGTTTTTATTAGGACTTAAAGACTTCAACTTTTCTTTTATCGATTCTAGCGCTTGTTTTGTTTCTTTCATTCGATTGGCAAACTCTTCATCTGTCATTAAATCGTTTGACCATGCTTTTTGAAACTTTTCTCTTTGTCGTTCTACTTTAGATAATTGTTTCTTTAGGATATCAATTTCATTGTCTTCTGTTTGAAATTCCGGTACCTGTTTGAATCTGTATTTTTCAACATAATTTAAAAAGGATACCTCTATCTTTTTCTCGCTGGAGGAAAAAGCCTTTTTCTTATTTAGAACACAAGCCTGACAACGATATCGATTATGTTCAATATCTTGATTATCTTTTTTTCTATGATACATTACTCTTTCACAAGTTAAATGATTTCCACAATTAGGACAAAGTAATTTCATTTGAAAAATGAAGATAGAAGTAGTTTTACGTTTTTTAAAATTTTGGCGACTAGATAGTAGTTGTTGCACCTTCATAAATCTATCCTTCTTAATAATTCCTGGGTGCGCATTCTCTATTATCTCATTAGACCACCTTATCGCTCCGTACATGGCGTGATTAGAAAGAATATCTAATACGGTGCGTATATGCCATTTGTAACCTCTTATGGGCTTGGTATAGCCGTCTAAATGGTCAGCGAGTTGTCTGATAGAGTAACCCTCTTCAATTTTTCTTACCATATCCAAAACTACTTTACTTTCTTCTAGATTTATAATTAATTTGCTATGCTCATTTTTATCAAATCCAAATGGGGCCTTTGCTGAATATTCTCCTTGGCGAGCCTTTTCTAATTGTCCCATTCGTACACGTTCACCTAAATTTTCTCTTTCCCATTGAGCTAATGCAGCCACAATTGTAATAAACATTCTCCCCATAGCCGTGGAAGTATCATAAACTTCTGTTGCTGATTTAAAAGCACAATTGTATTTATCGAATGTATCTAGTAGTTTGTATAGATCCATAACAGAACGTGTTAGACGATCTAGACGATAAACTAAAACAGTATTAATTAATCCTTTTTTGATATGGTCTAACATTATGCTTAATTGTGGTCGATTCGTATCCTTTGCTGATACGCCTTCATCTACATAAAATTTAAACTTATCCCAGTCTTGTGCCACGCAATATGCTTTTAACTTTTCACGTTGAGCTGAAATAGAGAAACCATCTCGCACTTGTTCCTCAGTGCTTACTCTTATATAAATTCCAACAGTCACTATTTATCTCTCCTTTTAAAAAGAGGACAGCTGTACGGGCTGTCCATTAAATTCCTAGCGCTAAAGATTTAATTGATCTAGGTATTAGTTTAATGTAGCTACGTACATTACTACTTTACCGTGTATTTTTATATTCGTAGCATCTTCATAAGGAACTGTGTAATCAAAGAAACGATTGTCATATGAATCTGGTCGGAATATTAAACGTTTATTTTCCTTATCATTAAAGAAACGTTTAACAGAATAATCGCAGCCATTACTAAAAACAACTATGTCATTATCGTAAAGCTCTTCTAAAGCCACTTCTTTTACCGCAATCAAAGAGGTATGTGGAATAACTTTATTCATCGAGTCACCATTAACACGAGTCATAAAAATATCTTCCCTACCTGCCCATTTCCCCATTAATGCATCGGGAATATGTATAGTTTCCAAATCCATTTCTGTCATTCCATCAATTTCTAGAGGTAAACCAGCTGAAATTGAAGTTGGAACATAAGTATATGAAGATTCCCTTACTAAAGAAATAGTTGGAGTATTTGTCTTATATACTTCATTCGTTGGTGGGAACAAATCATTAATCGATATATCCAATGCTTGTGCTATTGCAAATAGTACATCTTGTTCAGGTTCGTTTGTCCCATTTTCATAAGATGAAATTGTATTATGTTTTTTTCCTATTCGTAATCCTAATTCTTTTTGTGTCATTTTCTTTAGTTTCCTAAAGTTTTTAATTTGTTGACCAACATATTTAGAAACATCTTGTTTCATGAAGTTTCACCTACTTTCAGGTTCTATTATATCATATTTCATGAAGTTTTAAACTAAAAATTTCATGGAATAAGAAAAAAATAAATAAATTTCATAAATCATGAAAAAATATGTTGAATTATGTCAAAACTTCATGTAATATGAAAATCGTTAACGAGGAGGTGGGAGCATTGCAAGACAAACTAGTAAGGTTACGTATGTATAATAGGTTAAATCAACAGGATATGGCAGACTTAATAGGAGTTGATAAAAGAACATACGTCAACAAAGAGCATGGAGTTACTCAATTTAAAGCGAATGAAATGTTTTTAATCGCTCAAAAGTTTGGAAAAGGAATTGAAGAAATTTTTTTACCAACAAACTTCATGAAACATGAAGTTTTTAGAGCGGATGGTGAGATGAATGGAACGAACTATATTGGATAATCCGCCAAGCGAGGAAACGGCATTAAAGATGGCTGAGTTTTTTATGAAAACTTCAGTTCCTCGTATTTTAGCAGCTCGTAAGGCTGAACAAGAGAAAAGGGAGGTGACCATTTATGAACGGAGTATTATCCGCAAGTAAATTAATGAAAGCATCTCTAGTACGTCAACAGTGTGCTGAGATGCGAAATAACCCAGCGTTATTACTTATTACTGAGTTAGAAGCAAAGCGAAAGATGTATGAAATGAACCGTAAGGTTTCAGCTCGAAGGGAGGTGAGTTAATTGAAGGAAGTAATGTTGGTTTTTAAATCAGGTGCAAAGGTTAGTTTTACGGCAGCACAATTTAAAACATTTAAAAATAGTTTTGGTTTTTTATCAGGAATTGAATATGAAGGTGCTACTGGAAAGGTGCCATTCCACATTGGGGTAAGTAATATCGATGCAATATTTGTGGAAGACATCGTCGAAAAGGAACCTAAGGAGCCTGATCATCCAATCGAAGATTTCTATGGTTGTGAAATTAAGCAAGATGATAAGTATTTTATGTTTGGACAGGATGCCGTACTTGAAGGAAATCTAAAGAATTATTTAATTGCTCAGCAAAATGTTGAATGTTTTCGAGCTGTATAAAAAGGAGAAACCGCCAGTTGGGGCTGACGGTTCAATAAAAACACATGTTGAGGTCATTATAGCATGAATCAAATTCATGTAAAGGAGCGTTTTATTGATGGATATTAAAACAATCACTGAAAGTGTACAAGCCATCCACAATGCATATGACAAAGGGATTATCAGTGTTCGTGATAATCAAGTACATGTAACTCACAAAGCACTTGAATTCTTGCTACAGGAAGCGGAATTAAGGCCTATGATAGTGAGTCGTGTATCAAAGGAGTATCCGTTTGAAGTTTCATTTGATAATAACGGCGTTACATATTATTCACTGTATTCTGCACAAGAAGCGAAAAATAAATTTGGAGGTTTTATAGATGAACTCATTACAAGCAATTGAATTAGCGGAAGTTGATGAATTACAAGATGCGGAACAACGATTCGAAATTCATGATTTAGAAAGCCTTAATTGGGCATTTCGTAAATTGACTGCACTTAAAGCAGAAGAAAAGAAAGTCACAACACTAGCAGATGTTGAACGTGACCGTATTGAGCAATGGGAGCAAAGTGAATTAAAGCCCATCCACAATAGTATTTCATTCTTTGAAACTCATATCCAACGTTATCATGCGGAACAACTTGCAGCGGATCCAAAGAAGAAAACGATTAGTACGCCTTATGGTAAATCCAAAACTCGTAAGAGTAGTGAAGCGCCAGAGCAAAAAGATAAAGCCCAGGTACTTCAATATGCTATTGAAAACCATCTTGATGATTGCCTAAAGACAGAAGTTAAATGGGGTGACTTGAAGAAGAAATTCAAGATTGAAGAAATTAGCGGTGAAAAAGTAATTGTAGATGAGGATGGACAAATTGTTCCAGGGGTTACGGTTAAGCCTGAATCTATTTCTTATAGTGTGGAAGTATAGGAATGATTCAGTTTTACAAAGGAATAAAGTTAAAACTTATTAATCGTAATTACAAAAATTATTCAGCAAAGCGATTTACATTAGGTGGAACAAATCAAAATGTATGGATTCCTAATAAACATTTAAATCCTGACGGATATATAAAAGAAAATGAAAATATTGATTATGTATTTAGAAAAGCTCAAAGGCAGTTAGAGCTTGCTGGGTACACAGAACCGATTGTTGGAATAAAAAGACGTTCAATGGAGGTTTAATAAAGATGGCTAAAGTGAAAATTGAAGTAGATGTAGATTGGTTGGAGGAAGGTGAAAATCTTGATGATTTAATCAAAAGTCAAGTTATCAGTGGCTTACAGGATAGATTGATTCAAAAAGCAGAACAAAAGGTTTTAGCGAAAATTGAACGTGAAGTTGAGGAAAAAGCAAATGAGGTTGTAGATAATTTTATTCATGGATCCTTGGAAAAGAAAATCGATGAATTAAAAATACCATATAAGAAAAGCGGTTGGGGATCAGAAGTGGAATTAATACCGATTAGCGAGTTTATTGGTATGAGGTATGAACGGTACCTAACAGAAAAAACACTTGATGAACATGGTCGAGAGGCTAAGTATTCAGGGGATAGAAAGTTATCCATAAGTGAGTATTTCATTCAAAATTATCTTGCTAAGGAGCTTACTTCCAAAGTTAGCACGATGATTCAAACTGCAAGAAAAGACGCAGAGGAAACAATAGTCAAGGCGCTTGAAAACAATCTAAAAGAACAGTTATCCGTAGACATTATTCAAAGGCTTAATATTCCACAAATGCTAGAGAGTCTGCAAAATAAAGCTACAGAATTAGATACTAAAGAATAGGGGTGATTAAATGTTTCAAGTAACAGAAGCCAAACGTGAAAAGATGAAAGCCGTTATTGGTTTTATCGGTTGTAGTGGTTCAGGTAAAACGGGTAGTGCATTACTAACAGCTTTTGGAATGATGCAAGAAGCTTATCCTGATTTATCAGAAGAAGAATTGTGGAAGAAAATTGGCGTTATCGATACAGAGCATGAACGCTCAAAACTTCATGTAGGTCTTGTGTATGGAGAAACGAAAATAGGGAACTTCCTTCATATTAATTTCACTCCACCGTACACAACTGAAAGATATAACGAAGCGGTTCGAGTTATGAAGAATGCTGGTGCTGAAGTAATTATCATCGATTCCTTGTCGCATAACTGGCAAGGTGAAGGCGGCATTATAGAAACACATGGTGAAATGTCTGGTAACTCATTTCAAAACTGGGGCAAGCTTTCATCTGAAACTACTAAATTAATAAAAACGTTAACTCAGAACAACGTTCATATATTAGCAACTTTGCGAACTAAAACTGAGTATGTAGTAGAACCTGATGCAAATGGAAAGATGGCCCCACGTAAAGTTGGTACTAAGCCGGTGCAAAAGGATGAAATGGAATATGAGTTCATGCTTAATTTCGTTATCGACATTGATCATATAGCTGATACTTCAAAGGATAATACGCAAATGTTCGAAGGACACCCACAGAAGATTACTGCTGAAGTAGGTCGCAAGCTGTATCAATGGCTTGAGTTAGGTATTGATGTAAAGGCTGAGGAAGAAAATGAAAGAAATACACTTATTGCTCAAATTAAAGAAATTGTTAGTACGAGTGATGACGCAGCGAAGATGCTTTCTGAAATTGAATTTAAAACTAATCAAAAGCTTGAAGATTTCAATATGAAATATTTATCCGTCGCATTAGAAAGATTACAAGGATCAAAAAACTAAGGGGGAATTTTAAATGTTTAAAGTAGATCACAGTCAAGTTAAGGAATTCGAAGCAATTAAGCCAGGTGAATATGAAGTAACAGTTGTTAATTATGAATTAAAGAAAGCCCAGTCGGGAAATAATCGCGTAGTTGTAGATTATGAAATTCGTTCTGATGTAGAGCAACCGTGCCAAGGACAGAAAATTCTTTTTGATAACTTTACTGTTGCTGACAATACAATGTGGAGATTCCAAGCGGCATCTAAAGCAGCACAATTTCCTGATGGTATTCAATTCGGTTCGTTTAAGGAATGGGCGGATGCATTCTTAAATAAACACCTTCGTGTATCTGTTGCTTTAAATAACAATGGTTATCCAGAAGTAAAAAGTTTAAAGGCTTCTCAGGCTTCAGCGCCAGTAATTTCAGTTCCAGTTAATGATTCAGATGTACCATTCTAAAAATAAATTAACAAGATTCAAATAGAGGGGAGCTGTTAATAGCTCCCTTTTCAAAAGGGAGTAATCAAATGAGATATAACTTTAATCAAATACCGACAGAACTTAAAAACACTCCTCATTGGATCTTATGGCGGTCAGAAGTAAGAAATGGTAAGAAAACGAAAGTTCCTTATCAAATCAATGGGGAAATGGCTCAATCAAATAATAAGCGGAGCTGGTCAACGTTCCCAACAATTATTAAATTCTATGAGCAAGGTGGATATGATGGAATCGGGTTTATGTTTTCTAAAGACGATCCATTTGTAGGCATTGATATTGACCATTGTATCCAAGAGGGAGCACTTACAGATTTAGCTGAAGACGTGATTGAGATATTAAATAGTTACACAGAATATTCACCAAGCGGGGACGGCATCCACATCATTGCAAAAGGGACGCTACCACTTAAAGGACCAGGTACGGGACGTAAAAATGTAGACCTTGGATTGGAAGTATATAGACACGGACGTTATTTCACTTTCACAGGTGACTGCTTAGATCAAGTTCCTGTGGAAGATAGAACAGATGAATTAAAAGCTTTATTTGAGAAGTATTTGAAAGAAAAGCCAAAGCCTGAAAAGAAGCAAAGCACTACTTCGTTTGAAAGAGAAGATATTACTAGTCTATCAAATGTAGAATTGTGGGAGCGAATGTTTGATAGTAAAAGCGGTGCAGCCATTAAAGATTTATTCCAGGGCATGTTGATTAACGGTGATCATTCTTCAACTGATATGGCCCTATGTAATCATTTAGCATTTTGGACGGATAAAGATTCAGCAAAGATGGATTCAATGTTTAGAGAGTCTTCATTACTTCGTGAGAAGTGGGATAAGCCACATTCAAGTGATGGCCGTACATATGGACAAATGACAATTGATACAGCGATTCTTTCAACGCCTTCCACAATAGCTGATTACGAACCGCTTGAAGAGAAAAAGTATGAAGTTTATATTTCTGATAACTCAATTGAAGATACTGAAGAAATTATCGATGAAGCACCAAAGTTTCATTTAACCGAGTTAGGAAACGCAGAACGTATTGCATATTATCATGGTGAAAATGTTCGGTACTGCAACGAGTTGGAATGGCTTATATGGAACGGCAAGCATTGGCATGAAGATAGTAAGAGACAAATTGAAGCTATCACGGCCAAAACACTTAGAGCCATATATGGAGAAGCTAAAGCTACAGAAGATAAATATCAGTCAAAGTTGCTGCATGATTGGGCAAAGAAATGTGAAAGACGGTCCATCCGGATAAATAGCATCTTGGACGTGCGACCAATGGTATCTGTTAAAAAGAAAGAATTAGATTCTCATAACTTTCTATTTAACTGTGATAACGGAGTTATTGATTTAAAGACCGGTGAATTATTGCCGCATGATCGTGACTTGTTATTAACAAAGCTTTCTCCAATCAAGTATGACAAAAATGCTGACTGTCCAAACTGGAAGGCCTTCATGGAAAGTATTTTTAAAACACATACCGGTGAAGCAGATCATGAACTCATTAACTATTTGCAGAAAGCAATCGGTTATTCATTAACAGGTGTGACTAAAGAGCAAGTAATGTTTTTCTTATTTGGTAATGGCCGTAATGGTAAGTCTACTTTTATTAATATCATCCAGGATCTACTTGGTGATTATGGAAGACAGACAAACAGTGACACGTTCTTGAAGAAGAGAAATGATTCAGGAATCAATAATGATGTGGCCCGACTTGATGGAGCGCGTTTTGTCTCAGCTGTTGAGAGTGAAGAGGGGCAACAATTATCTGAAGCCCTGGTTAAACAAATTACTGGTGGAGAAAAGATGTCAGCTCGTTTCTTGCGCCAGGAATACTTTGAATTTACACCAGAGTTTAAAGTGTTTTTCACTACCAATCATAAGCCAATTGTTAAAGGTTCGGATGAAGGTATTTGGAGAAGGATTATGCTTATTCCATTTACCGTAACGATACCGAAAGACAAGATTGATTATGATTTGCCTGATAGATTAGCAAAAGAAATGCCAGGTGTCTTGCGTTGGGCTGTGGAAGGCTGCATGAAGTGGCAGACAGAAGGCTTACGTGCTCCTGAAGCTGTGAAGGCAGCGACAGCTGAATATCGTGAGGATATGGATATATTAGCACCATTCATTGATGAGAATTGTACAGTGAATTCTTCAGTGAGAATTGAAGCGAAGTCGCTGTATGAAAATTATACAAAATGGTGTTATCAAAATAACGAATTGGAATTAAAAAACCGTGCTTTTTATCGTCAATTAGAAGTTCGCGGGTTTAAAAAAGAAAAAGGTACAGGAAATAAAAACTTTATTCTTGGAATTACATTAAATAAACTTGCTGGTTCCAATTTATTTTCAACTGAAAATGAAGATGAAAACAAGGTAACTCCTATAAATAGGAAAAAACTTTAAGGCGGAGTTACTAAAGAGTTACTTAATTATTTTTTTAGTAACTCGTATAAACGTTGATATAACAATGTTTTTAGATAAATAGTTACTTAAGTTACTGAATTTCCTATATCGGCTCTTAAGAAAATAAATAAATAAAAAAATAATATATATATATAGGACTTTAATAGAAAAACGGTTAACTTTAGTAACTTTGATAACTAAATAACGCTTAAAACCTTGATACGACTGGATTTAGGTGAGTTACTTTTTAAATAACTTAGTAACTATTTAGTAACTCGTTAAAAAAAGAGGTGTAATATGCATCCAAAACAAATATGTGCTGATGTTCAATCGATGGGAGCAAAGCTCATTCTTGATGGAAATGATTTATATATTGAGAACCATGAAAAGGTTGCTCCTGAAATTGAATCAGTTATTAAAGAATACAAGCTACGGATCATTAAATATTTGCAAGGTAATTATTCGGACCAAGATCATGCGATAAAACAAACGATAGATAAAATTATTAATTTTTTTATCGGTGTTGAGCAAAACATAAACGCAAAAATAAATGATTGGTTCAATCATGATGAAGCTGCAGCAAGGTTGGTTATGGAATTAACTTTAAATTTCTCACTTAATGGCTGGTTATATGTAAAAGAATCTGTGGCCAACTATGAAAATAAATTAACGGACGAGCTTTCACAAGAAATATTCAATCGTGCAATGTTGCACTTTAGGAAGGTGAAATAAATGCCAGCAACTCATTATCGATATTCAGAAAAAGAATTGAAGGAAATACTGGATACAATGGAAATCATGGTAGATACAAGGGAACAGAAAAACCAACATGTACTTGATTATTTTCGTAAAAAGGATGTTAAATTCAGGCTTAGAAAAATTGATACGGCTGATTATTCAGCGGTAATTCCTAAAAATCCTGAAATGGGCATTACACGAGATGTTTATTTAAGTGCTGGGATAGAAAGAAAAAATGGTGTAGATGAATTGGTTCAATCGATTAAAGATCGTACAAGGTTTGAAAATGAATTGATTCGTGCTTCTAAACATCCATTTGTTCTTTATGTGGAAGACTTAGACGGATATCTAAAAATATTAAAAGGTGAATACCGGAGTAAATATAAACCGGAAGCATTGCTTGGTAGCCTTAAAACATTTGAAGTTAGATATAACTTTTCAACTGTTTTTCTTCCACCTAGCACAACGGGTAATTACATATATCATCATTTTTTATACATGGCTCGTGAGTATCTAAAAAAGGGCGTCATATGATGAAAACTAAAACAATTAAAGGAGAAAAAAACCATGACTAAAATTCAATTGAACGTATTATTTAAGAAAATGCAAAAGGACGATAAAAAGGAAGTTTTGATGTTCCACGTATTAAGTGATGAATTACCACATGCTGATGAGTTATTGAAGATGCCAGGTACTATTGTTCATCTAACTGTGGAAAAAAGCGATGTTGAAGCAATTGGTGCTGAATTTGTTTCTATTCAACGTGATAGCAAGAAAACAGTTCTTAAATTCAATGTAAAAGGCGATACGAAAGATAAGATTAATAAACTTTATCCATTCGCTGGTGAAAATGTTTCTATTACTCTTGAACCTTCGCAAATGTCGATTGATGAATTCTATGAAGAACAACATGAAGGTATGGAATACAACGTTAAACAGGATGGAACAACGGAAGTTGCTCCTGGTCAGTTGAAAATTGTTGATGAAGAAACGATTGCTGAATAAATATCTGTCCTGGGCTTAGGCTCAGGCTCAGGATATTAATACAATTTGAATTTTATTAGAAAAGGAGAATGAGAAATGAATAAAGTTGAATTTAATCAAAATAGTTTTGGACAACAGTTAATTATCACGGGTTTAGCAAGATTGGTTGAAGAAGAAGGTTTAACACCGCATGAAGCATTTGAAGTTTTAAGACTCATTCAAAATAATACATTTCACGCGTTAGCGGATTTACACAAGGAATACAGAAACAAGAAATAAAATAGTTGTTTGAATCTTATTGACACAATTCGACATAGAAATGAATGTCAGAATTATAGTAATTTGAAGTTATTTTTCTTTCTTAATACAAATAGGTGTACAAGTGTTAAAACGTCTTAGAAAGGAAAATAAACATGTTTTATGAGATTTAGAGTTTATTAGTAGAAAGTAGGTGAATCATCATTTGTTTGACTGGCTGAAAGACTATCAGAAATTAGAGGAACGAATCGCATACTTAGATTACAACTTAGATAAAACAAAAGCTGAATTAAAACGCTGGGTCAGTGGTGATTTGCGAGAGGTACGTTTAACTGCTGACTCGGAAGGTGCAAAGGTAGAAGAACGTATTGAAGCAATTGAATATGAATTAGCAAATGAAATGAATGATATGTATAAACTAAAAAACTTAATTAGTAAGTTTAGAGGTTTGGACAATCGAATATTAAAAATGAAGTATGTGGACGGAATGACGTTAGAAGAAATAGCTGAGGATATGAATTACAGTTCTAGTTATATCTATAAGAAACATGCCGAGATAATAAGAAGAATAAAGTTCGCTGAAGAACTTGCACTTTACTGACACCCAGTTTTATGAATGTTAACTCTTGAAAATATGAATTATAGTAATAACATAGAGTTTTGCCTAATAGGCTTTATTCCTACTAATTAGTCCAAATATACTATTTAGTTGAGTAGTGTTGAGGTATTAAAGTAGAAAATCATCACTTTTTATCCGATAATAGGTATAGGAGGTGATAATATGAGTGATATTACTTGTTCTTGTGGGAAAGAGTATTATCTAGAACATATAAAAATTCCAATTAGAGAAAAAGCAGAAACCCTTCGATGCCATAAATGCAATCGTGAGTTATATTCTGTTGATAAAGGAACAGATCATTACAATTTAATTAATGCTGAGGAGAAGAATGAAAGCTCACGAAAAAAGAAAGAAGCTGACTATCCAAAGTGCGATTGCGGAAGAAAAATGGTTTTTGTAACAGGGATACTTGAAGATTTTTTCGAATGTGCTAACTCTCAAAACGGATGTAATAAAACAGTGAAAATAAAAAATGTTTGGTAGAAAGGGCAACTGGTGCACGGTTGCTCTTTTATTTTTGTCATAAAAGTAACTTTTAATTATTAAATAGATATATAGTATAATATTGGTAAGACGATAGAGAGGAGGTAAATATATTGAAATTACTTATTGAGTTTAAAAACCAAGATATTCCTTTAGTGGTATCAAGTGCACCTCAAGAAGTTTTAAAAGCAATTGCTGAAAGTAAAGATCAGAAACTTGTGTTTAAAAATGAAACTTTACTTTTAAATGAAGACTTCGAAAATATTAAATCAGTAACAGTAACATTTGAGTAAATTTAAAAGCATCCATAACGGGTGCTTTTTATTATGCAAAAATTACATAGGTGGTGTTTAGTAAATGATTACTGAAATTAGAAAAACAATATCCGGTACAGAGTATTGGGATTCAGAAGAAAAGCGAAGTTTGTTTGTTCCACTTGGTCAGGAACTAGCTACAGGTGGATTGCTAGATAAAGGTCATAAAGCACAAGTGGTTGGTGGAGAAATTAACCTGGATGATATGAATGCTGAAGAGTTACTTTCATTCGCTAAAGATAATGACATCGATGTATCAGCTAAGTTAAAGAAAGAAGAAACAATTCGTAACCATATTGTTGAGCAATTACAAACTGGTACAAAATGAAATACTGTGCTGAGCAAGGCTGCAAGACATTAATCGATAAAGGACGATACTGTTTAAATCATAGGCGTAAACAAAAGAAGACAGTTGTCTATTCAAAGAACAGATCATTCTATCGTACAAAAGCCTGGCAAGATTTGAAGTCATTCTGTTATCAAAGGGACAAAGGAATGTGTCAACGATGTGGAAGGTTCGTGTTTGGTAAACAAGCACATCATCATCATATTGTTCCAATTAAAATCAATTCTTCATTGAAATTAGACCCAGATAATATTGATACACTTTGTTCTAAGTGTCATCCAATTGTAGAAAGAGAAACAGATACAAAATACCAGGAAAAGAAAAAGTTCGACTGGAAACTATAAGCCCCCCTATCGAAAAAAGAAACTCTGGCCTTATGGGGGGATAGGGAGTGGGGGTGCAAACGCGCACCTCAAAATGGTTTTTTGAAAAAAATTCGTTTTTTTAGGTGGTGATTTAAGGAATGGCCAGAAAATCGAAGGTCGTAATTGAAGCTGAAAAGAAAAAAGAATTAGAAGCGCAGCGTATTATGGATGTTTTGGTTGAAGCCGGAACTTATTCGCCAGCGCTTGATCCATTGATTGAGGTTTATCTTGATGCAGTTGAGATATACAGCGTCAAATATGGATTGTGGAAGAATTCCAACTTTCCAACAGTCCAAAAAACAAAGAATGTAAATGGTGATGTGAAAGAATCAAAGCATCCATTGGCTCAACAAGTTGAAGTTTGGTCTAAGCAAAAAGCGAAATATTTGGGGCAATTAGGACTGGACGGAAAGAACAAAGATTTAATCAAAAAAAGTGGGGTTCTTCTCGAAAAAGGAAAAACAGAAAAAGAGCCCACCGAGCCTAGTGATAGCAATAAATTATTACAATTTAGGCAGAGGTTAAATAGATGATTGATTTTGAAACAAATTACGCAGATATTTTCGTTTCAGAAGTAGATGCAGCCCCTCACTTATATCCTGATTCAATTAAATTAGCAATCAAACGATATAAGAAATGGAAGAAGCGAAAAGATATTTGGTTCGATGTTGAAAAAGCGAATGCAATGATTTATTTCACAGAAACATTCTTGAAACATGCAAAAGGAAAATGGGCAGGACAGCCATTAATTTTAGAGTCCTGGCAAAAGTTTTACTTTGCTAACATCTATGGATGGCAAAAATATAATGAAGATGGTAAAGCGGTGCGAGTAATTCGTACGGCTTATTTGCAGGTTCCAAAGAAAAACGGAAAAACAATCATGGGCGGTTCACCAGTCATTTATGCGATGTACGGAGAAGGTGTAAAAGGCGCTGATTGTTATATTTCCGCTAATACTTTTGAACAATGTCAAAATGCAGCCGGGCCAATTGCATTAACGATTGAAAATAGTCCTGATTTACGTCCAGATACACGTATCTATAAAGGAAAAGAAGATACAATCAAGTCAATAAAATACACATTTGTGGAAGATGATATTAAATATGCAAATGTAATCAAGGTTCTTACGAAAGATAACGCTGGTAACGAAGGTAAAAACCCGTATATCAATTATTTTGATGAAGTTCATGCTCAAATGGACCGTGAACAATACGATAACTTACGTTCAGCGCAAATTGCTCAAGAAGAACCACTCAACATCATCACTTCCACAGCAGGGAAGAATACCGGCTCGCTCGGAACACAAATTTATACCTATGCAAAAGAAGTATTAAAAGATGATAAAGATGATTCTTGGTTCATGATGATCTATGAGCCGAACAAAAAATTTGATTGGACAGACCGTGACGTTTGGCGAATGGTCAATCCAAACATGGACGTATCAGTTAACATGGAGTTTCTTGAAAATGCATTTAAAGAAGCTCAAAATAACAGCTTTAATAAGGCTGAGTTCTTATCGAAGCATTTGGATGTTTTCGTTAACTATGCAGAAACATATTTTGATAAAGATCAACTGGATAAAATGCTAGTGGATTATTTAAAAGATGTAGAAGGATTAACTTGTGTTATAGGTGTAGATTTATCACGGCGTACCGATTTAACGTGTGTATCAATAAATATTCCAACATACGATGATGAAGGAAATGCGATATTAATCGTTAAGCAAATGTATTTTATTCCGGAGTTTGGAATTGAGGACAAGGAACAACAGAGGAATGTCCCGTATCGAGCGTTAGCTGAAAAAGAATTTGTGACAATTTGTCCTGGAAAAACAGTCGATGAAGAAATGGTAAATCAGTATGTGGAATGGGTATTTGAGAATTTTGATTTACGTCAAATAAATTATGATCCAGCACTTGCTGAAAAGCTTGTTGAAAAGTGGGAGATGCTCGGCATTCAATGTGTGGAAGTTCCACAGTATCCAACTCATATGAATGAACCGTTTGATGACTTTGAAATATTATTGCTCCAGGATCGAATTAAAACAGATAATCCTTTACTTATTTTCTGTGCAAGCAATGCAAAAATAATTACAAATATAAATAATTTAAAGACACCATCTAAACGTAAATCACCAGAGCACATCGATGGGTTTGTTGCCATGTTAATTGGCCATAAAGAAACATTGAATATGATGGAAGATGCTATTCCGGATAAAGATTATGATGAGTATTTAGATGACATTTATAGATAATCTTAATATTTCCATCTTATCAGTTATACTAAATATAAATATTAACTGATGAGGAAGTGTTTTTTATGAAAGAATTTATGCCGCTTTTTGCTTCTATTGTTACAGGGACTATTACATTAATAGCGGTCTTGTTGACTCAAAAGGGAAATAAGAAAGTACAAAAGGATTTATTAGAACTACAAATAAAACGAGAAGAAATGAAGGAAAAAAGAAATGATCTAAAAGAAACTTTAGAAATTTATAATCGTATTCTCAAGATTAATGGAGAAAGTACTGTAATAATCGATCGTGGTAATGGTGGAGCACCTGATGAATTTGATTTTAAGGTATATCAAAATGAAGTTCGACCTATTCTTTATGAAAAGTATCATTTATTGCATGATGAAGTTGCAATGCAGGTGAATGGTATAGATGAAATTATAAGGAAATGCCAATTCTTTGAAGAAGTTGAAAGAATAGATCATGTGCAGAGTTGTGAAAAATACAGTAGGATAATCCGTACTATAAAACAGAGCATTTACAACTTCCGTAAAGGAGATACGGTTTAAGAAAGGCGGTGAGAAATTGGGTTTAAGGGATAGGTTTTCAAACTTTTTATTTAAACAGGCTGAAAAGCGTGGTTATCTTGATGACGTTTTAGGAAAGAGCATTCGTTACGGCGGTGTGTATGTTACGGATTCAAACATTTTACAATCTAGCGATGTTTACGAATTGCTACAAGATATCAGTAATCAAATGGTATTGGCTGATATTGTTGTGGAAGATGAATTTGGGAATGAAATTAAAGATGATATTGCACTTCAAATCTTAAGGAATCCTAACAATTATCTAACGCAATCTGAATTCATTAAATTAATGACAAATACCTATTTACTCGAGGGGGAAACATTCCCGATATTAAATGGTGCTCAAATACATTTAGCTTCAAATGTTTTTACAGAGTTAGATGATAATTTAGTAGAACATTTTAATATTGGTGGGGAAGAAATCCCTCCATTTATGATTCGTCATGTGAAAAATATTGGTGCAGATCATTTGAGAGGGAAGGGTCTTCTTGATTTAGGAAGAGATACACTTGAAGGTGTTATGTCAGCTGAGAAAACATTAACTGATAAATATAAAAAGGGTGGATTGTTAGCGTTCCTTTTAAAATTAGATGCTCATATTAACCCACAAAATGGCACGCAATCAAAGTTAATTAAAAAAATTTTAGATCAGTTGGAATCGATTGATGATGCAAGGTCAGTTAAGATGATTCCTCTTGGAAAAGGATATGAAATAGAAACGCTTAAAAGCCCGCTAGATGATGAAAAGACCCTAGCATACCTAAATGTATACAAAAAGGATTTGGGTAAGTTTTTAGGCATAAACGTGGATACATACACAGAGCTGATTAAAGAAGATATTGAGAAAGCTATGATGTATATCCACAACAAAGCAGTTAGACCAATAATGAAAAATTTTGAAGACCATTTGAGTCTTCTTTTTTATGGCCAGAATTCAGGGAAACGTATCAAATTTAAGATTAATATTCTTGATTTTGTCACTTATAGCAACAAAACGAATATTGGTTACAACCTTGTGCGTACAGCCATTACTTCACCTGATAATGTTGCCGATATGCTTGGGTTCCCTATACAAGGTAAAAAGGAATCACAAGCTATATACATTTCAAATGACTTGACTGAAATTGGCAAGAAAGAAGCGGCCGATGGTTCATTGGGAGGAGGTGAAGAGAATGAAAATTGAGGTCCGAGGGAATCAAGTCATACTTGATGGATATGTAAATGTTGTGGACAGAGAAAGTCGAATGTTGCCTTCTCCAAGGGGATATTTCAAGGAAAGAATTGTTCCAAAAGCGTTTGAGAAAGCATTGAATAAAGCAAAGAATGTGGACTTGCTTTTTAATCACAACAAAAATAGAAAGCTTGGTTCTATTGAAAATGGCAATCTGGAATTGTATGAAGACAATATTGGTTTAAGAGCCATTGCTACAGTTACAGATGAACAAGTGATTGAGAAGGCAAGGAATAAAGACTTGCGTGGTTGGTCATTTGGTTTTGTTTCTGAAAAAGATTCATGGGAAGAGGGTGAATCTGGTGTTCAAAAACGATCTATTGAAGAATTAGAGCTCTTAGAAGTTTCTATTTTAGATATGACACCAGCTTATGTTGCTACTTCAATTGAAACCAGGGGCGAAAATACAGCCATGATTGAAATGAGAAGTGAAGAAGCAGCTATAAAAACATTTGTGGAAGATGATACAGAGGAAAGAAACAACATTATTAAACAAATAAAAAAAGTCCTGGGGGAAAATTAAAATGAACTTAAAAGAAATCTTAAAAGCATCTCAAGCACGAAATAAAGCTCGATTAGCAGAATTACAAGGAAAAGTAGAAAAAAATGAAGTTCGTTCAGAAGAATTAGCAGCGGTTAAGGCTGAAGTAGAAGCATTAACAAAAGAAGCACAAACTCTTGCTGATGAAATCGCGAAATTAGAAGTAGATGAAAAAGAAGAAGATCCAGACAAAAAGAAGGGTGATGATTCAGAGGAAAAAGAAGATCCAGCAGCAAAAGAAAATCCAGATGCAAAAACTGAACTGTCAGAAGAACAACGTTCTGAAATTATGGCAGCTATTGGAACAGGTCTTTCTACTAAAGGCCATAAATCTACTAAAAATAAAGAAATGGAAACTCGTTCAGCATTTGCTAACTACATTGTAGGTAACATTGATGAAAAAGAAGCTCGTGCATTAGGGTTAGTGACTGGTAATGGATCTGTTACGATTCCAGATTTCTTAAGTAAAGAAATTATTACGTATGCTCAAGAAGAAAACTTCTTACGTCGATTAGGAACAGGAGTAAAAACAAAAGAAAATATTAAGTATCCTGTTTTAGTTAAAAAGGCAGAAGCACAAGGGCATAAAAACGAGCGAACAAATAATGAAATTCCAGAAACAGATATTGAATTCGATGAAATCGAACTATCTCCAACAGAATTTGATGCGCTTGCTACTGTAACGAAAAAGTTATTAGCACGTACAGGCTTACCAATTGAACAAATCGTTATGGACGAGTTGAAAAAAGCTTATGTTCGTAAAGAAACTCAATATATGGTTAATGGGGATGAAGCTAATAACATAAATGATGGTGCATTAGCAAAGAAAGCTGTTGAATTTAAAACTGATGAAAAGAATCTTTATGATGCATTAGTAAAAATGAAAAATACACCTGTTAAAGAAGTACGTAAAAAAGCACGATGGGTGTTAAATACGGCAGCACTAACAAAAATTGAAACAATGAAAACAGATGACGGATTCCCATTACTTCGTCCATTTAATCAAGTTGAAGGCGGAATTGGTTATACGTTATTAGGCTTCCCTGTTGAGGAAGAAGATGCAATTGATATTCCAGATTCACCAGATACACCAGTATTCTATTTCGGTGACTTCTCTAAGTTCTATATTCAAGATGTCATTGGATCATTAGAGGTACAAAAGTTAGTTGAGTTATTCTCACGTACAAACCGTGTAGGTTTCCGTATTTGGAACTTACTAGATGCTCAATTAATTCATTCACCATTTGAAGTTCCAGTTTATAAGTACGTCTTGAAACAGCAAACTACACCAGGTGCTTAATATGGATGATTTAATTAGCAAATTTAAAGAACATATAAGATGGGATGAGGGTATGGATGATTCTATGCTCTCATTTTATTTGAAACAAGGACAAAATTATGTTCTCAAGGCAACTGGTGAGCAAACAGAATATCTAGTTATTATGTGTGCTGGTATCTTTTATGAGTATCGTGTATCCGAAAAAGAATTGAGTGCAGCTTTAGATGCAATGACACCTTTCTTTGTCCAGGAGGTATTTAGTGATGCCGAAGAGATTGAGTAATAACAGAAAACATCGAATAACTTTTATTAAAACTGAGACGAGTAAAGATGACTTAGGGCAGGTTATCGATGAGAAAGATGTTGATTATGCTATTTGTTGGGCAGATATTAAAACAATGCTAGGTAAAGAATATTTTGCAGCGGCAGCATCTCAAGCGGAAAGAACGTACCGATTTATTATTCGATATCGTCCTGATATTGAAACAACTATGAAAATTAAGTTTAAAGGACGTATTTTTGACATAACACATCCTCCAATTAATGATGGCGAAAGTAATGAAACGCTCACTATTATTGCTCAAGAGCGTGTGTGAGGTGAAGTTTAATGGGAAGTATCGATAGTCTATCAGCAGATATCGCAAGAGAGTTACAGCGATATGCGAATGTTGTTGAGGAGGAAATTGAGGTTGCAAAGGAAAAAGTAGCGGATGCCCTTGTAGAAGAATTAAAGCAAAAAAGCCCTAAAGATACGGGTAAATATGCTAAAGGGTGGCGTAAAAAGAAAATGGGAGATGCAATTATTGTTCACAATGCAACGAAGCATCAGGTGGCACATTTATTAGAATTTGGCCATGCGAAAGCCAATGGAGGGCGTGTTCCACCAAAAGTTCACATTGCTCCAGCTGAAGAGCATGCGATTAATGATTTTGTTGAGCGTGTGGAAAGGGCGGTTCAACAATGACATTAGGTGAATTAAAGAAGATTCTAGATGCTACAGGATATCCTGTGGCTTATTCGCATTTCACAGCAACAACAACTAATCCAGTTCCAGCGCCACCTTATATTTGTTTTCTTGTGGACGGATCCGCAAATTTAATGGCCGATAACAAGGTCTATCACAAGATAAATGACTTAAACATAGAGCTTTATACAACTAGAAAAGATTTAGTTGCAGAAGCCAAACTTGAAAAGGTCCTTGATGATAATGAAATACCCTACGATTCACCATTCGAAGGGATTATTGAATCTGAAAAAATGTATCAAAAATTTTATGAAACGAGGTTGATATAAATGAATAAAGAAAATAAGGTAACGTTTGGTTTGAAGAATGTTTATTATGCGCTTTATGAAATTCTAGATGGAGTAGTAAAGTTTAAAACTCCAATTCCGATTCCGGGAGCTGTCGAACTAACATTAGATCCACGTGGTGATTTAATCGAGTTCTATGCAGATGACATGCTTTATTATTCAGCAAGTAACAACCAGGGTTATGATGGAACATTGAGCATTGCTACTATTCCAGAACAGTTTGCTGTGGATGTATTGGGTGAAGAGTTAGATGGGGAAGATGGCGTGTTAAATGAACTAGCTGATGCGAAAGGTAAACAGTTTGCATTGCTATTTGAATTTGATGGGGATGAAAAAGCAACTCGTCACGTTCTGTTTAACAACTCCGCAAGTCGTCCTACGGTTGCATCTAAAACAAAAACAAGTTCTGCTGAACCGAATACTAACGAACTTAAATTTGTATCTAGTCCAATTGATATTAATGGAAAGCGTATGGTTAAAACAAAAACTACATCTAAAACAACACCAGCGGTTTATGATGATTGGTATAAAAAAGTATATGCAAAAACTACATTAGCAAAAGGAGCGTAAGTAGATGGAAAAGACAATTACTATAGACGGAAAACAGGTCCGATTAAAAAGCACAGCAGCAACAGTTAAAAAGTATAAAGCGCAATTTAGACGTGATTTATTTGCAGATATGTTTGGATTAGGAATAATTTCGCCAATCACACCTCAAAATGGTTCACAGCCTACTATTGATTTAGCAAATGCTGATTTAAGTAAAGTAGATTTTGAAGTTATTTATGATTTAGTTTGGTTATATGCAAAAACAGCAAACCCTGAAATAGCTGATCCGATTACATGGTTAGATGGATTTGATGAATTCCCTATTTCTGAAATTATTCCAGAAATCATGGATCTGATTCAAAGTACGATGGGAGCAAAAAAAAAATAAAGAAAAATAATGAAGAGCAAGGGAATTTCAGTGATGAAGAATTATCCACTGATACTTTCCTTGCTCTTTGTTATAAAGCCAAATTATCACATGGTGATTTAGAAGAAATGACTATTGGTGATTGTTTTGATTATATCGCTGAATTCGCTGAAATGGAGAATCCAGATAAAGAAAAAGCTCGTAAAGCAAATCAAAAAGACTTCGATTCGTTCTAAGAAAGAGGTGAGATGATGGCAGGAGGAAGAATTAAAGGAATTACAATTGAAATTGGTGGTGAAACCACAGGTCTTCAAAATGCTTTGAAAGATGTTAATAAGCAGAGTGACAACTTAGCGAAAGAACTAAAAGATGTTGAGCGATTACTAAAGTTTGATCCTGGTAATGTTGAAGCTTTAGCTCAAAAGCAAAAGTTACTTACACAACAAATTGATAACACAACACAAAAGTTAGATAAATTGAAGGCAGCGGAACAGCAAGTCCAAGCGCAATTTGAAAACGGAAAAATTTCAGAAGAACAGTATCGTGCGTTTAGGCGTGAAATTGAATTTACACAAGGATCACTTGATGGGTTGAAAAATAAGCTTGGAAACATGAAAGCTGAGCAAGAAAGTGTAGCAAGCTCCACTAGGCAATTAGAAACCTTATTTAGTGCTACAGGAAAAAGTGTTGATGACTTTGCTGGAGCATTAGGTAATCGTCTTGTAAATGCAATTAAAAGTGGGTCGGCTACAAGTCGCCAGTTAGAACAGGCAATTGGTCTTATTGGTCGTGAAGCTTTAGGAGCAGAAGCAGATATAGAAAAATTACAACGTGCGCTTCGCTCTGTGGATGCTGGAAACTCCATACAACAAGTACGAAATGAGTTAAGAGATTTACAACAAGAAGCTGGAAGGACAGAGGAAAAGTTTGAAGGACTTAAAATAGGACTAGAAAATGTCATAGGTGGTATAGCAGCCGGTGGCGGTATTGCAAGTGCAGTTGAGCAAGCAATGGACATGTCTAAAATAAAAACAAAGATTGATATCACTTTTGATGTTCCGGAGTCTTCGAAAAAATCAGTAGAAGAAGCTGTAAGGGGCGTAACTACTTATGGTGTGGATGCAGAAGAAGCCTTAGAGGGTGTTCGAAAACAATGGGCATTGAATAAGGATGCTTCTGATGAAACGAATGCGGCTGTAGTTAAAGGAGCGGCAACTATCGCTTCAAGTTATGCAGGGATTGATTTTAATGAGCTTATACAGGAAGCGAATGAGATTGGTGCAACATTAGGGATTACTAATGAAGAGGCTTTAGGATTAGTTAATACTTTATTAAAAACGGGTTTTCCACCAGAACAATTAGATATTATTGCTGAATATGGTGACCAAATGGTTCAAGCTGGATTTACAGCTAAAGAAGTTCAAGGAATTATGTCAGCGGGTGTAGACACGAAAAGCTGGAATATAGACAACCTATTGGATGGTGTTAAAGAAGGCCGTATCAAAATGGCTGAGTTTGGTGCCGGTGTAGATAAGTCTATGCAAGCGGTTTTAGATAAAACAAAGATTTCAGCCGATCAATTTGAAAAATGGGGACAAGCAATTGCTGGCGGTGGTGAAAATGGACAAAAAGCGATGCTTGAAGCAACCAAGGCTTTAGCTAGTGTTGAAAATGCGACAGACAGAAATGCGCTTGGCACGAAGATGTTCGGTACCCTTTGGGAAGACCAAGGAAAGAAAATTATCGATACGATTCTAAAGGCAGAAGGTAAGCAAGTTGATTTGAAAAAAGGAGTAGAAGATTTACATGGAGCAACTTCTAAAATAGATGCAAGTCCAGCTGTTAAGTTTCAAAAAGCCATGGAAGATTTAAAAATGGCTCTTGAACCAGTTTTATTAGTGGTAGCAGATCTTGTTTCTAAATTTGCTGAATGGGTTTCTGATAACCCAGAATTAGCAGCGACACTAGCGGCTATCGCTGTAGCCATTGGTGTTATTTCCGGTGCGATTATGGCGCTTGCTCCTATAGTTATGACGATCATGGGTGTTTTTGGAGTCGGGGCAGGGATAGCAGCCGGGATAGTTGCTGTTGTTCCTGTTATTATAGCCGCTATAGCGGCTCTGGGTATTGCGATTTATAAAAATTGGGACGATATCAAGAAATGGACCATCGAGGTATGGAATTCGATTAAAGAATTTCTAATAGGAATATGGGACGGTATATCTCAATGGGCAACTCAAACATGGGAAAGTATTAGTGAATCTACAGCTTCTGTATGGAATTCAATTAAAGAGTTTTTAGTAGAACTATGGAATGGAATAACGGAGTCCTTATCTGAAACATGGAATTCGATTGTTGAAACTACTACGGAAACATGGAATTCAATAGTTGAGTATTTGACTGGTATTTGGGATGGAGTAGTTGAGACATTATCAGAAGTTTGGAATGGTATTAGTCAAACTACTTCTGAAGTGTGGACAGCGATTAGTGAGTTTTTCATTAGCACCTGGAATGGATTAGTTACCTTTCTAACTCCTATTTTACAAGGCATTGCTGATTTCTTCTCTATGATTTGGAATGGTATTTCCACAGTTATTCAAACGGTATGGAATTTCATTACGCAATACTTACAGGCGGTTTGGACAGCTATTTTATACTTTGCTACTCCAATATTTGAATCGATAAAGAGTTTTATTGTTTCTGTGTGGGATGCTATTAGTTTAGCTGCAACAACAGTGTGGAATGCTATAGTTGCTTTTCTTCAAGCTTGTTGGAATGGCATTGTTTCGATTGCGACAGCTGTCTTTGAAACACTTAGAAATTGGATTGTGAATGTATGGGATGTTATTAGTTCCACCACGATGACGGTGTGGAATACAGTGAAGAATTTCTTACAAGCATGCTGGAATGGATTAGTCGCTATCGTAACACCAATTTTTGATGCAATAAAAAACTGGATTGTTAATGCCTGGAATACGATTAGTTCCACTACTAGCGCTGTATGGAATACGATTAAAGGTTTCCTTTCTAGTTTATGGAATTCAATTGTTTCCACAGCAAGTTCTGTATTTAATAACATCAAAGAAGCTATTTCAACTGTATGGAATATGATTAGTAGTACAAGCAGTAGTATTTGGAACGGTATTAAATCTACGCTTTCAAACATTTGGGAAGGTATTAAATCAACCGCATCTTCTGTATGGAATGGATTGAAAGATGCAATTATGACTCCTGTTCGTTGGGTAACAAGTGCTGTTAGTGGAGCTTTTGAGGGCATGAAATCCGCAGTATTAGGGGTTTGGGATGGTATTAAAAGTGGTATTCGTACAGCTATCAATGGAATTATTCGCATCATAAATAAGTTCATTGACGGTTTTAACACACCAGCAGAATTATTAAACAATATACCAGGTGTTAGTGCACCAACTATTCCTCATGTGCCAATGCTTGCTAAGGGTGGAAAGCCTGTAGGTGATGGCTCATTTATCACAGGAGAAGCCGGCCCAGAGTTATTTACGAAGAAGGGCAATTCAATCACAGTTACACCTTTATCATCGAAAGAAAAATCACTCGGTATTACTGGGACTATGAATCAATTAATGGGTGATATGAGTCGTATGATGGCTAGTTCTATGAGCCAATTATCGGGTTTAAAGTCTGTTATGAGTGGTGTGTATGGAAGTATGTCAAATAGTAGACAAGCTATGACAAGCAGTGTATCAAATCAAGTATTTAATAACTCACTTGGATCATCTGGTGACGGAGCAATTCCGATGCTTGGTGGTGATTTGGTTGTTGAAGTTCCTGTTGTTATAGAGGGCCGAGATGTGGCACGTGGTACATATCGATATACAACCGAGTACCAAGAAAGAGAAAAACAAAGAGACTCAGCCTTTTAGGTTTGGGTTTCTTTTAGTTTATAAAGAAATGAGGTGTTAACATGAGTTCTTTTACATTTAACAAAATACGTAAAGACTTTATTCAAATTGCGAAAGGATGGAAAAGACCTACTTGGGCACCATTGAAACGAAATTTTCTAAACATTCCAGGATATCCAGGTGCAAGATTGTTAAACACACAAACAGAAATGCGTGTTTTATCTATTCCGGTAGGAATTATAGTACCTGATGGATCTAACTTAGAAAAGTTGAAAGAGGAAATTGCAAGTTGGCTAATAACAGATCAACCAACAGAACTTATTTTTGATGTAGAACCAAACAGAACGTATTTAGCAATTGTGGATGATAGCTTTGATCCGGATGAATTTGTAACACTTGGAATAGGAACAATTAAATTCATTTGTCCAATGCCTTATAAATTAGGACCAATTCGAAATACAAAAGCAAAACTAGAACCAAATAATAGTATTAAAATGGATGCTTTGAATGAAGGCAGTGTGTTTTCAGAACCGAAATTCAAGATACAGGTAGAAAATCCGTCCACATTCATCGACGTTATAAATAAAAATGGAAATCAACATTTTCGTATAGGATACCCAGTTAAGATAGATGAAACGCCAATAAGTCGGTATGAATTGGTTATGCATGATAAAGCGAATTCTCTAGTAGGTTGGACGGAAGTGGGAAAAGATTTCGTTTCAGATTACGGTATCGTAGCAGGAAAAATGATAGCGGATGGCGCACGTATCATGCCATCTGATTACGGTCAGGGGCAATTTTGGCATGGACCAGCAGTGAAAAGAAGCATTACAGGTGGACCGCTACAAGATTTCACACTTGATGCAATAGTTGAATGTCGAAACTTAAACCCTGCAACTATGGGACGTGTAGAAATTTATTTATTAGATGAAAACAGCGTTGTAGTTGGAAAAGTAGGTATGTTTGATGCATATAGAGATTCTAGCGAAAATTTTGGTGAAGTTATGGCGGGAAACGGTGACTACAATCATCTGATTATAGCGGAAACTGGCTATTATCGTTCAACTTGGAATAATTTTTATGGCCGTCTACACATTGCACGAGTAGGGAACTATTGGCAAGGTGATATTGCCTTGCTTGATGAAAAAGGAAATTACCATACAGAAAAATTCGCCCAATGGTGGGATACGGGCAATAGCTTTATGAAAAAGGTAGCTCAAATTGTTGTGCATATATGCTCGTTTAATGACGCACCATCATTAATTGCAGCTGTACACGATATTAAAGTACAAAAAGTGAATAGCAATACAGAACGTCAAATACCTTATATTGTTCAAAAAGGAGATCTTGTAGAAATCGATTCATCGGATGCAAGTATTCGTATTAACGGAGCGGATGCGATAAATATAAAGGATTTTATGAGTGACTATATACGAATTGAAAAAGGAAAGAATGAAATAGAAATATCCCCAAACAACATTGGACAGGTAGATGTCACATATAGGGAGCGTTACAGATGAGTAAAGCAAATAATCTATTACACATTGTGGATTTTAAAACAGAGCAAATTATTGGAGTTTTAAAAGAACAACATTACTGGGATGATAAGCGTCAGTGGGAGCTTAAGAATAATGTAGACAAGCTTGAATTTACTGTATCTGATGGTACAAAAGAATCTGCCAAACTCATGCAACAAAATCTTATTGTTAAACAAACTCGTGACGGCACTTTTGTTTCATACATTATTACAGAAGTAGAACAAGATACAACAGGTCGTCCAAAAAAGATTTATGCACTTGGTGAACATACAAAGCTAAAGAAAGCGACTGTAATTAAACCACAAACTTTACAAGCTACTACAGTCAATGAATCTACGGACTTTGCTTTACAAGGTACAGAGTGGAAACGTGGGATTACTGAGTTTGTTGGTATACGTACCATTCATATTAAGGATTTTACAAATCCGCTTGATCTCTTAAAACAAATCGCATCTACGTTTGAACTTGAGGTTCGTTTTAGAACAGAAATAATGGGATCTTTTATTGTCGGTCGGTATGTAGATGTAATAAAAAAAGTAGGACGTGACAACGGAAAAGAATTCTTGTTAGGAAAAGATGTAGAAGGCATCCGGCGTATTGAGAATAGTCAAGATGTAGTAACCGCTCTTGTAGGTGTTGGTCCACAAAATAGTGAAACTGGTGAATTTCTCACATTTGAAGAAATAAACAATGGCAAACTTTATGTAGGAAATAATGATGCCTTGCAACGTTGGTCAAAAGATGGCAAGCATTTATTCGATATGTATTCACCGCAAACAGAAGATCAAGATATGACGAAGCAACGACTCAAACAGTTAACCGAAGCAGAATTAAAGAAGCGAATTGATAGTTCTACTTCATATGAAGTAAGTGCAGTAGCGCTTGAAAAAGTGTTTGGTTTATCTCATGAATCGGTTCGTAAAGGAGATACGGTACGAATAAAAGATACAGGGTTTAGTCCACCACTTTTCTTAGAAGCTAGGTTAATAGCAGCGGATGAATGCGACACCGATCCATCGAAAGATAAATATATCTTTGGTAATTATCGTGAAATCAAAGATACACGAAGCCTTATCGATAGGTTATATGCACAAATCATGGGTAGCTTATCAAATAAAGCGTCTAAAGAATTACTAGATATGCTAGATAAGAAACTTCAAGAAAACGTAAAAGAAACAGAAGTCATTCGAAAAGAGTCGGAAGCAGCAAAGAAAATTGCTGAACAAGTTGCTGAGAGCCTTAAAAATAATACCGTTGATATTATTGAAGGCGTAAATCCACCAACAGCAAACTTAAAGGATAGAAAAACTTTGTGGCAAGATATCAGCAAAGGTAAGCCTGGTATTCTGAAATTGTGGAAGGATGGTAAATGGGATCCTGTTATTCCTGATGTGGAATCCGTTAAGAAAGAAACATTGGCCCAGGTAAGCAAAGATATTGAGGCTACCAAAAGCGAATTAAATCAAAAGGTTCAAGAAGCGCAAAAACAAGCAACAGGGCAATTTAATGAAGTGAAAGAAAGTTTACAAGGTGTTAGTCGTACCATTTCTGATGTGCAAAATAAACAGGGTGAAATTGATAAGAAGGTAACCAAGTTTGAGCAGGATTCTAACGGGTTTAAATTATCTATAGAATCGTTAACTAAAAAAGATACTGATATCAGCAATAAATTAAATACAGTCGAGCAAACTGTGGAAGGCACAAAAAAGACAATATCTGATGTGCAACAAACTGCAAATGATCTGAAGAAAACAACAACTGAAATTAAAGAACAAGCCGGGAAGATCAGTGAGAAATTAACAACTGTAGAAACAAAGGTCAATAACGATAAGGCTGGAGGGCGTAATCTTTTATTAGATTCAAATGTTAAATACGAAAAAACAGATTACTTAATCAATCAATATTCTCTAACTGAAAATTTCTCTACAGGTGAGGAATATACTTTTGTAATTAAGGGCAGTGTCCTTCAAGGTCAAAAATTTGGAATTTGGCAGAATGGCGGTTCTAACAATGTTGGATATGCAACAAGTGTTTACGCTAATGGAATAACTTACGTAACTTTCAAAGCAGTTGCGGCTACGGGTGGAAATGAACGGAAGTTAAGTTTATATAACTCTCCAAGTAATACTACAAAAGCTGTTGTAGAATGGGTCGCTTTATATAAAGGGAACAAACCACAGGATTGGACGCCAGCTCCAGAAAACCAAGTAACAAACGATGAATTCACCAAGAAAGCAACCGAGATTGAAAAAAGTGTGAATGGAATCAAAGAAACAGTAACAAAAGTTGACAATAATCAAAGTGGATTTGATAAGCGTGTAACAGCAGTAGAGAAAACGGCTGAAGGTGTTTCTCAAAACGTTGGCAAGTTACAAGAAACACAAACGGCACAAGGTAAACAGATTTCTGATGCTCAATCTACAATCAAACAACATTCTGATGCACTTGAGATGGCTGTGAAAATGAAAGATGTTGAGAATTATGTTGGTGGTATTGGATCTATTAATGAGATTCGTGACGCTGGTTTTACTCAAGGGAATAAATACTGGGGTTGGGCTACTGGGCACTCTATAGATCCTAACCTAAAGTATAAAGGATACAATTCGTTTTCTATGAACACTACAGGACAAACCCAGGATGTATGGTGGGGTGCTTTTAGTCAATTTATAGATTGTTCTCCTAATGAAGATATTGTTACTTCTGCTTACTTTAACACTGATGGAAAAGTTCCAATTGATAATGGTGTATTTATCGAGTTGGAATTTTGGCAATCAAATAAAGCAACCCGAATTTCAACTGCTAGAGAAAGAGTTCAAATCATTAACAATACTTGGGTCAGAGCTATTTGTACAGCTAAAGCTCCGGCAGGAACTGGATTTGTAAGGTTTCGACCATACGTACAAAGAAATGGTAGAGCTTGGTTCTGTATGCCTATGCTGCAGCGAGGTAAAGTTGCTACAGAATTTTGGTTACATCCGAAAGATCAAACTGATGCTGATAAAATGATTGAAGATATTGCTAATAGAGTAGCTACTAAGGATTACGATAAAAAAGTAACAGAGTTAGAAAGAAGTATCAGCGCTACTGAAAAAGGCGTTTCAATTATTACTGGAAAACAAGAAACGTTTATAAATGAGACGTATAATGCCTATGTAAAGAAAACAGAATCTAGGTTAGAAGTGTTAGATGAAGGGATTCTAGCACAGATTTTAAAGGATGGCATCATGACTTCTATCAATATGTCACCTGGTAAGATTACAATTGATGCCGAAAAACTGAATATTAATGCCGACACAATAGTTAAATGGCTAACAGCAAAAGGAATCAACGCTGATGTCATTAAAATCAGTGGTGATAAAGTAACGATTGATAAAAATGGTATTACAGCAAAAATGGCTGACTTCTTTTTTGAAGATGAGCGCGGGCAGAAATTTTCAGTAACACCAAGAACGAATCTCATTCCAGATCATGACTTTTCACACATTTCTTTTACTACTGTTAATAATAATTTTTTGAAGATCGAATACAGTCCTACATGGACAATTATGTCTAGTCCATATATTGAGAAACCAGTGGTTAATAATTATGAGCCAATGGTTAATCCGATGCGGATAGATTTAGGAAACTGGATTCGATTTACATTATTTGAAGGGGTAAAACCAGGTAAGAAATACACATTGTCGGCTCATTTCAGAGCAACTACCAATGATAATCGTGTAAACATTACGAATAAACCAATCATGAGGGCGATATTTGGTAAATATAACGGTGACACTCCTGTGGAGCTTGGACGAGCATCAAAAACTTACGATGCACCAAGCATTCAAACTGGAAAAATAGTAAGATACGCTTTAACCTTCACTGTTCCGAGCAACTATGTAGAAGGAAATGGTTATGTTTATATTGATTTATTTGGCGAGGGGCTCTTAAATAATATGCAAGCAATTGCTGTATCAGGTGTTCAGTTGGTGGAAGGTGACGTTCCTTCCGTTTATAACTGGGATACAACACATGGACAACTCGTAAACGGAACACTGCCTTTTTCTACAATTGCACTTGGTACAAAAGATAATGTTATTTATCACAATCATGTGAACAAATGGAACTATATGAATGCGCCACTTGAAATCATAAGCAATGGCGAAATGATGGCACTCGTTGGAAGCGATCGTGCGGGACTCAGTTTTTATCCCCGTGGCGGTGGAGAACGTAGAAGTTACATCGGTCACATTTACAACAATGAAAATAGATTCCGAATTGAATCAAAAGATCCTGTTGCAACGACACAATCAATTGAATGTAATGGGATTAACGTATGTGGTGGATACTTTGGTGCTAATGCAGGTTCTATTCATTATACAAATGGTAGCTTAGGTTTAGGGTGGTATTTCCATGATGGTAGATGGAATTATGTTGATTTCACAAATATGACTTCTAGAACATAGAGAGGGAGATGAGTATGAATCCAGACAAATTTATGCGTCCAATGCCACCTAATGAACAGTCACCATTCTTAGGTAGAGTAGTTGATTTGAAGAAAGGTGAAAATCAAGTCACCGTTAGCATTCCAAACGATATGCTAGAATTTTGCGGTATCAAGGAAGATACAAAAGTTGAAGTTTGGGGACTTCCTGATGGCACGTTGAATATGCGGATTGCTACTGCATGTGACTTATGTAATAAGGGTGGCAGAGTTTACGAGATTGAGCTTTTCGGTAAAGTAAGTCATATCTGTGCAGATGATTATGTAAAGCTAACTGGAAAGAGCCCAGGGGCTTCTGATGAAGTAACAATTGAACATGTTAAAGAAGTAGAAAATAGAATTATAGAAAAAGCATTATCAGCAGATCAATATTAACTAAATACGTTTAAATAAGTAGGGCAGCTATGAGCTGTTTTTTATTTTGAATAAAATACGGTTTTTATAACAAAGAGGAGCGATTTCGCTGCTCTTTTTATTTTGCAAAGGGGATGAGGACAATGGAAGATGCAATTTTCAATTCAATGATGCAACAGGGAGCATTCGCAGCATTATTCGTGTGGATGCTTTTTACTACGCAAAAAAAGAATGAACAGCGTGAAGAGCAATATCAAAAGGTCATTGAAAAGAACCAGGGTGTAATTGAAGAACAAGCAAAAGCCTTTAGTTCATTAGCAAATGATGTATCAGATATCAAACAAAAAATTATGGGGAATGGTGATGTAAAATGAAAAAATCTATTAAAGTATTAAGTTCAGTTGCAACGGCTTCTATTATTCTATTAACATCTGTAGGAAGTGTTTTTGCAGATAGAGAAATGATTATTCCAGATTTACCAAAGCAAGGATATAGATATGGTGTCGGTGCATATGAGGGGGTAGTAGCGCATTCCACAGCGACACCAGAAGCACCTGCTATCAATATTAGAAATTATGAAGCTAGAACATGGAGAAATGCTTTTGTGCATTATGCAACGGATTGGGATGAAAACATTCAGATTGCATCTACTAAATATCGTGCATGGGGTGCAGGTCCAACGGCAAATGCTAGATTTGTACATGTAGAGCTATCTGAAACTAGTGACTCTATTAAATTCAAAAAATCGTATGAAAGATATGTAAAGTTGCTTGCAAAAATATTAAAAGATAGAAATATCCATCCAAGTGTTGGGCTATGGACTCATAAAGATATCACTTACAAATTAGGTGGTACAGATCATGAGGACCCAATACAATATCTAAAGAGTCATGGTGTATCAGAATCCCAATTTAGAAACGATGTTTTAAAGGCATATAATGGTGATTCTGTATCAGTTAAACCAAAACCACAAGAACCATCTGGAAGTGTAACAGAAGCAAGTGGTGTGGCTTATATTGATGGTCAAAATGTAAACCTTCGGTCTGGACCATCCACAAGCAATAATGTCATCCGCAAGCTACAAAAAGGTGAATCATATAAAGTTTGGGGTAAAGTAGGAAACTGGTTAAATCTTGGAGGAAATCAGTGGATTTATAACGATACATCATACATTCGCTATAAAGAAGAATCTTTATCTGTGGAAAGTAAACGTGTAGTTTCTAAAGTAAATGACTTAAGATTCTATTCAAAAGCTTCTTGGTTGGATAGAGATGTTGCAGGAACTGTCGATGAAGGTTTAGGGTTCACTATCATTGATAAACTATCTGTAAATGGCTCACAGCAGTATAAAGTGAAGAATAGTAGAGGTAATGTTTTCTATATTACAGCTAGTTCTTATTATGTAAAAATTAAATAGTAAGCATGAAAAGTGCCGGCTCTTAATTGAGTCGGTTTTTTAATTTTATAGCAATTATTTAACTGTAAACTATTGATTTGAATAAATAGCTATGGTATAATTATATTTGTAAGGGAGGTGAGAAACATGGATTGGGACTTAACAGAAAAGGTTCTTAGAAATCTAGCTTACATAGTAGCGATGGTGGTAGGAATCATAACAGCAAAGAAACACCTAAACGATATGAAAGATAGAAAGGAGAAGAAAAAGGAAGAAGAAATAGAAAAACGCCTAGCCCGCAAGACTAGACGCAAGTAATAACCCGGGGGAAGAAATTCCCCCACTCTTAAAAAATATTATAACATGATTACAAAATTAAACAAAATCCAATCCATGTAAAAATGAAGTTAGATCGAAATACTTTGGTATTAGCATTATTTTTAGTATTAGTGGTTACAGTAACAAACTATAAGAAGCCTGAAGTAAGTGACTACTTAGGAATTGCTTCCACAATAATTTTAGCTATAGCGCTTGTTATTAATTTAATTTCTTTATGGAGAAAAGGCAGGGACGAAAAATGAGTATGGACTATAAAATAAGTCGTGAAGAAATAGAAAAGTTGGTTAACCAAGTAGTTTTAACAGCAAATGAAACCGTAAATTTATTAGGTGTCACAACCCAGAGATTACATGTACTTGTAAAACAAGGGCGACTCGTTCCTATTAAAGTAGTCGATAGGGTTTCGTTGTACTTTCGTGAAGATGTAGAAAGACTGGCTGAAGAATTAGGGCAATTAAGAGAAAAATATAGACCATATGAATAATTTGAAAGCCAACTCTTTTTATGAGTCGGCTTTTTTGTCTCTATGTAATTAAAATTTACTTTTGGATAATGCCTTTAATATAGGATTTATGATTTTACTCAACAAACGAAATGCGTTAAAGATTGAACGAATAATTTTCATAAGATTACGTCCCCTCACTCTCACACCTTATAAATCTGAGATTTTTTTTACTTCTTTTTCTTTGGATTTAAAGTCTTTTTTGTATTGTTTAAAGTCATTCCGATCAACTCTAAACTTTTCGCCAGTAGCTACATTCTTTACTAAATATGTTTTAGCTGTAAGTTCTTTAATTAGAAACCATATTGCGAATATTACAAGGGATATACCAAGTGTGAAAGGTATTAAAACTATTGCAGAAAAAGTTATAATTAGCTCTGCTTTTGAATCAGCTCGTTTTAATAGTAATCTATTTCCCGCAGCAGCTTCAGATTGTTGTAGTTGTTGCATACGTTGTAAGGATGCGACTGTATCATAACTCATGAAAAACCCTCCTTGTTATATCGTTAGCTTACTTGATTAATATTCTTTGTCCACTTTTCGTAACTCTGACTGTGTAAGTCCATATGTCTCTGTTGTACAACCTGCTAACAACATAACAGGTAATGCTAAAGCTAACATTTTACGTTTTATTGTCACATACCCCTTTACACTCCATTTTGTACATTTTGTATTTCATTCAATGTTGAAGACATTATATCTACATAATCTATCATAGCACCTATGTTTAACTTGGCTGTTTCAGTATCATTTTCATTTAAAGCTATAAATGCTTGGTCTACCATTTGTTTAATTGCTCTTGCATCGTCTCTTAATTGAACTTTGAAGTAATCATACTCCTTAGGAGGTTCTATACTTGCTAGTCTATTAGCTCTCCCACTTACTCTACTTAATTCTCCCTTTAATCCTGTTTGAGTTGTTTTCCACGTTCCATCTTTTTCAGCTAAGGATTTAATAGATTGAACTGCCGTCTTTAAGTCATTAGAAGTATCCTTAATATCTTCTTGATACTTCTCTAAAGGAGAAGATGCACTAGAACCTTTAGTTAACTGCTTACCTCTATACTCTCTTTCCTCAGCTAGTGTTCTACCTTCTCCAATTACAGCTTCTTTTACTGTTTTATCGTTTGAGACTTCATTTTTATCTGTATCTTCTTTCTTTTCCGTTACCTCTTTTTCTTCCTTAGCTTTCTTTTCAGCAAGCAATTTTTCCTTTTCAGCAAGTAATTCTTCCTTTTCTTTCTTTTCAGCAAGCAATTTTTCCTTTTCAGCAAGCAATTCTTCCTTTTCTTTGTATAGCTTATCTGCTTCTTTGTCTATTGACTCGTCTTTCTTCTTTTCCGACTCTGAAACCTTTAAGCTATCAGTCTTCTTCTCTTCTGTATTGTCCTTAGAACATCCTACCCATGCTACTAACATAAGTGGTAATGCTAAAAAACATATTAGTTTCTTTGCTTTCAT